ATAAGTAATAAGGAATAAAAAAATGTCTGTTAAATCTATGCATACCGCCTTGATGGAAATGGCACAGAATCAGATGGATGAAGTAAAGTCCGTTGATTATGGTAAACGTATGACTGATGCTCAAAAGAAAAAATTTCATGATCTTAAAAAGAAAATGACTGATGGACCAGAGCATCAAAAAATTATGCGCAAGAACCAAAGCCCTGTAAAGTCAGATGATGAGTTTCATAACCTTGTTTTGAAAAAGGCAATGTCTGAAGAACGTGCTGCATGGGTGCCAGAGTCTATTGCTGATGAGCAAGTAGAAGCATTCATGGAAGCAACTATTGCTGCTATTGCAGAAGGTGAAGATACTTTTGTATTTGAAGGTAAGTCCTACAAGGCAAAGTCTAAATCAGAAGCAAAGAAACTTGACCCTGTAGGTAAAGCAGATGCTGACATCGACAATGATGGTGATGTAGATAGTTCTGATGAATATCTCAAGAAGCGTCGTAAGGCTATCAAGAAGTCTATGGCTGAAGAAATGGACCCTACTGATCACGTCAAAAAGAAAGATGATAAGTATTGTGTCTATGATAAAGATGGTGAAGTTGCTGCTGAATTTGACAATGAAGAAGAAGCAAACGCATATGCCCGTAAGAACCATGATGCTTTGATGGGCAAAGAAGAGATGGATGAATCTGTATCTGTAAAGAAGCAAGATTATAAGTGGGGTCGTATGATGACAGTACATCACGGCAAATCTCACTCTTTCCCACTGCATCCTGAACATCAGTCCGCAATTAAGAAGCTTGGTGACAATCAGAAGACAAGCTTTAAAGATGAGACAGGTGCTAAAGTAACTGCCGACCGTCAGGGTGATACAGTACATCTCTCTAAGTTCGGCACAAATAAGAAGACTCCAGTAGCACATTCACAGTTTACTGAATCTGTCAATGAAGCTTCTGCTCCTGGTGCTACTGCACAGCATGGCCCAGACAAAGCTACCACTGATACATATCAAAAGCAAATGAACACCGGTTCTGCTGATGTTCCTATGGGCGACAAGCAAGCTTTCGTTGACCAACATAAAATGGAAGTAGGTCTTGACGCTGAACAAGAATATATGAAAAATAAAGCTGAAGCTGAGAATGTTCTGAAGCAAACACCACCTAGAATGGGCGATCAGAGAAATGGTGATACCTCTTTTGTTAATCCTATCAAAGCTGAAGTTATTGATGGTATTACCAAAGCATTACAACAAATGAAGACGAATAACTAAAGGATTAATAACATGTTAAAAGCACCTTCTTGGTCACCTAACGCTAAGCCGACTAACAGAGGCTGGGTAGATTCTAAAACGGGTGAACTTCTGGTATCTAGAAAGCACAGTGACCGTGAAGTCACTGAATATATGATGGCGCAATTAGATACGCCTGCACCTGCACCTGCGCCTGCTCCAAAAGTTGTTATTGAAGCTGACCCTGTTATTGAAGAAGCAGAGCCGACGGCAGAAGTGCTTGTTGAAGCTGATCCAGTTCAGCAACATCCTGATCATTCGACTATGACTAAAGCACAGTTGATTGAACATGCTGCTGAAGTGCATGGTATGGAACTTGATCCTACGTTGACTAAATCTAAAATGATTGCAGCAATTGAAGGTTAAAAAGTAACCATTGAATGAAAATTTTAAGTGAAAAAGTAGAAGTAACGGAAGATAACTATCTAATCGTTGCCGCTAAACATTATAATAATCCTCAGTGTTCAAGCACTGAAGAGTTTTATGATGATTTAAATAGAATTAAATATATTAAGAGATTGATTAATAGGTATCTTGAGACAAAAGAAATTTCTGAGAGACTATTAATCAATCATATTATTGTATTCTATAATGTCTTTGGTATTGAGATTGCTACAAAGCTTTTAGCAGTTAAGTTAGAACTTAAATATTGGCCAGTTATTAAGCCATTTCTGATTAAACTTAAATATCTTGAGACTACAGATTTAGTAGGAATAGAAATGGATACAACTGTGATTAACGCACTTAGGAAAATTTAATGAGCGTTTCTATCGTAACGGATACCGTTTATACATATAGATTTTTAAAGCTATTGGTTACACCTTTCAATAAGACCGAAGCCTATAAGCTTGGGCTGATTGATGAGAACGGTGAGCGTACTGATAAGCAAGTTGAAAATTCAAATGAACGTGCTGCCTTTACACTCTTTCACAGAATTGTATTTAACTTAAAAAGATTGTTAGGTAAATTCCCACTGGGTAAATCCCGTATTGCATCTTATGTAGCAGCATTAGCATTACTAAAAGAGCATTACAACATTGATCCAGAGTTTGCACTAAATGAGATGGACTTAACTGTAGAATCTAAAGAGGAAATCAATATGTTAGTTGAACAATACTCTAAGACGAAAAAGAAAAAAGTCAAAGAAGAAGAAGCTGGCACAACTACAGCAGATGTTGCTACAATTCCAACACCAATGAAATTTAAGGCATTCTTAAAGCGTAAAAAGGACTGACATGTTCACTCTTGATAATGAAATCCAATTAACTGGGTTTATTGAAAAATGGATATTTGTTCTGCGTTTAGAAGATCATGTAAAATGGAAAGACTACTTCTTTAGTCAGGGAATTGATGATTCAGAATATCTGAAAAAGATTAATCGAAATGCACAAGATGAAAATGTAGCGACTTCATATCATCAAAGAGGCTACATGTGGGACCTAAAAGTTGGCACGTCCTTTCACACAAGTAGTAGTCAAATTAATTATGATAAATTTGCAAAAAATATTGTGCAGCCAAAGTGTGATTATTTACTCTCAAAAATGAGATACACAAAATTACCCAAAAAAATTGAGTTTTGGCATCAGAATTATAATAATAATGGATACCATGGCCCTCACGATCATACAGGTGCATTAGTATCAGGAATTTACTTGCTAGAGCTTGAGAATGAAAACACTACTATTTTTTATTCTAAAAAAGATGACAGAGAACATGCGTTTGAGCTAAATAATGTACAAGAAGGCGATTTAATTTTATTTGATCCTACAGTATGGCACTCAGTTGATCCTTGTGATGGAAAAAAGATAAGCGTATGTTTTAACATAACATAGAGGATAACTGTCATGTTTGCTATTATTGGTTCTTTGCTTGGATTTGGAACTTCGTTTGCTCCTAAGATTTTAGAAACAATCAATAAGAAGCAAGAGCAGAAACATGAGTTAGATAAAATGAGAGCATCTGCGGAACTTAAAATGCAGATGGCAGACGCAGAATTTGATCATCTGCAAAATATGGCGCATCATGAAGAACATAAGCGACTTATCGAACATGATATTGCAATCTCAAAAGAAACAGGATTTTTCGCAGGACTGAAAAAAGGTGTGCGACCAATCATCACATACTGTTTCTTTGGTTTCTTTCTGTTCTATAAAACAGTGTTAGTTATGGAAGCAATGAGAAATGGACAAGATATGTCTACTATCTCAGATGTGATTTGGGATGAACAATCTCAAGCCATCTTTGCTGCAATTATTTCATTTTGGTTTGGTTCTAGAGCTATAGAAAAGTCAAAATAATTATTGCACTATCTCTAAAAATGAGATAGTATAAGTAATACACTTATTCTAAAAATCCATACAAATTAAGAGGTACGTTCTATGACCAATAGTCTAGACATGAGAGACTTTTTGTCTCAAACTAAATTCTACGATTCTTATTCCAGATATGTTGATGATGAAAATAGATATGAAAGTTGGGACGAATCGGTTGATCGTGTTATGTCTATGCATAGAGGATATTATAAGGATAAAATCAGCGAAGCTTTAGAAAAAGAATTTACAAAAGCTACAGTCGCATACAAAGAAAAGCGTGTACTTGGCGCACAGCGAGCTTTACAGTTTGGTGGCGATCAACTTCTGAAGCATCAAATGAAAATGTACAACTGCACATCTTCTTATGTAGATCGTGCATCTTTCTTTGGTGAATACTTCTATATCCTGCTCTGTGGAGCGGGTGCAGGGTTTTCTGTACAGCATCATCATGTAAATAAATTACCTGCTGTCCAAGAGCGTAAGAAGCAAGCTAAAGGCTACATTGTAGAAGATAGCATTGAAGGCTGGGCGTCTGCACTTGACGTACTCATGTCTTCGTACTTTGTAGAAGGCGGAACACATCCAGAGTTTGAAGGTCGTCGTGTATTCTTTGACTTGACTAACATTCGACCAAAGGGTGCAAAGATTTCTGGTGGATTTAAAGCACCTGGGCCAGATGGTTTGCGTCAAGCACTAGATCGTATTGAATACCTTATTCAAGGTGTTGTAATGGGTTCTAAGGAACCTGTGCAGTTACGTCCTATTCATGTCTATGATATTGCTATGCACTGTGCTGATGCTGTTCTGTCAGGTGGTGTGCGTCGGTCTGCTACTATCTGTCTGTTCTCTCCTGATGATGATGAGATGATGAATGCAAAGACAGGCAACTGGTTTACTGATAATCCACAACGTGCAAGGTCTAATAACTCTGCTGTTATTGTTCGTAAAGAAACTACCAAAGAGCAATTCATGAATATCATGGACAGTATTAAACAATTTGGTGAACCAGGTTTCGTATTTGTAGAATCTACTGAGCATACAACTAATCCATGTGTAGAGATTGGTATGTTCCCACAGATTGATGGTCAGTCTGGTTGGCAGGGCTGCAATCTAACAGAGATTAATGGTGGACAATGTGTAGATGAAGAGTCATTCTACAAGGCATGTGAAGCTGCCGCTATTCTTGGTACACTACAAGCTGGCTATACAAACTTTACATTTCTTCCTGATACTACAAAAGCAATTTTTGATCGTGAAGCACTCCTTGGGGTCTCTGTCACTGGTTGGATGAATAACCCTGATATTCTTTTTGATAGTAAAATTCTAGAAAGGGGTGCAGAGATTGTCAAAGAAACTAATAAAAGAATTGCTGAGTTACTTGGTATTAATGCTGCTGCTCGGACTACTTGTGTTAAGCCTAGTGGCAATGCTAGTGTACTCTTGGGTACTGCAAGTGGAATTCATGCTGAACATTCTGAAAGATACATTCGAAATGTCCAACTGAATAAAGACTCTGAGGTCGCTCAAGTAATCGCTAAAAATAACCCTGAGATGGTAGAAGACTCTGTATGGTCTGCTAACGGCACTGATTGGGTAGTATCATTTCCTATCACGCCAAAGACGGGTTCTATTCTCAAAGATAAGTTGATTGGTGTAAAGCACCTTGATCTTGTCAAGAAAGCGCAAAATCATTGGGTAAATGCTGGTAAAAATCCAGAACTATGCGCAGACCCTACAGTATCACATAACGTTTCTAATACTATTCTAGTAGAGGATTGGGATGATGTTGCAGAATATGTTTATAGCAATCGGGATCACTTCGCTGGTATTTCTTTCTTGTCTACTTCTGGCGATAAAGATTTCAATCAAGCGCCAAACACTGAAGTTATCGACGCTGAAAAAATGGTTGAAAAGTATGGAGTGGCTGCTGTATTAGCATCTGGTCTAGTTGTAGATGGTCTTGCTGCATTTGATGATCTTTGGGCTGCATGTATGACTGCACAAGGATACGGCGAAGATATCTCTGCGGAGAACTCTAAGAACACACTGAAGAAAGACTGGGTGCGTCGGTTCGAATCTTTTGCTGATAAATATCTTGAAGGCAATAAGAAGAAGACTGAATACTGTTTGAAAGATGCTCATCTTATTCATAAGTGGCAAAAGATCGAACGCTCTTATCAGCAGATTGACTGGATTTCTGAGTTGTCAGAGAAAAAGTTTACAGATGTAGATACACTTGGGGCCGCTGCTTGTGCTGGCGGTGCCTGTGAAATTGATTTTTAAGGAGATTTTATGAATTACAAAATCGAATGTCCACATTGCGAGGCGGAAACAGTGGTGCAGATGCCTTATGATGAACCACCTAGCTATTGTCCTGTTTGTGGCGATCCTCTACCAGAGGAAGCTGTAGAAAAACATGACGGCAGTTGTCTCTGTTAGTAATTTAATAAATAGCCTCAGATTCATTTCTGGGGCTATTTTTTTATGATTGGAATTTATTCTTTCCCAAGTTCAGGAAGAACTTGGTTAAAAATTATGTTAGATGATCTTGAGGTTAATAGTCTCATAGATCATGGGCTAAGAATAGAAGAAAGCTTCATCCCAAGTCAGAAGATGTTGTGTGCAACTCCATTTGTCTACTTGATAAGGAATCCATACGATACATTCATTTCTCAATATCAAAAAAGTTCTAGTAAATGGAAATATAAAACTCATCCATTAGTTGAATTGGCCAGAGTGAGATTAGATGAATTTGTTTACGGTAATGTTAGAAAACATAAACAATATTTAAATAATGGTAAAACTCTGGATTTATATGTAAATCTTTTTGAAGATATTCTGATACATCATATATCAGCATTAAAATATGTAGTGGCCAGTGATTTTATTTTATTACGTTATGAAGATTTGATTGGTAAAAATGGAATAAATGAGTTTCATAAAATTATGCCTCATGTCAATAGAAGCAAAATAGAAAAAGTGTGGCACGATAATACTTTAGAAAGGCTAGTACAAAGAAGTGAGAATAAAGAATTTTTTGATGCATACAAGTTGCAAAAAAAGTTTCATGGAGGTGGGTCAAGATATAGAGATTTTCTAACAGAAGAGCATTTATCACATTTTAGCAAACTTATAGATAAGCATGACTATGAAAACAAAATGAAAGACCTATACGATGTGGTATCATGATTTTAAAGTGTATGATCCTGAGACAGCGCCAGAAGAATATGTTGGATTTGTGTATCGAATTCAAGACTTAGATACGAACAAAAAGTACATTGGCAAAAAGCTATTTTGGAGTCGTAGAAAAACAAAAGTCAAAGCAAAGTCAGGTGGCACAAAAACAAAGTATGTTACGAAAGAATCTGACTGGCGAAAATACTATGGCTCAAACAAAAAACTTCAAGAAGAAGTAAAAGAGCATGGTCAAGATGAGAATGCGACTAAATATTATAGAGAGATTTTAAGGCTCTGTAAGACTAAAGGTGAATGTTCTTACTATGAGGCAAAATATCAGTTTGATTATGACGTATTGTTAAGAGATGATTACTACAATGAATTTATTCAGTGTCGAATAAATGCGAAACACTTGAAGAGAGATGAAAATGGCAGTTAATAAAATTACATGGTATGTTTTCGAAGTTCTTGAAAAAGTAGCCGCTACTAGAAAAAAAGCAGAGAAGATCAGCATTCTAAAACAGAATGACTCTGTAGCTCTCAGGACTGTACTCCAAGGCTGTTATAGTCCTTTGATCAACTTACCTTTGCCAGAGGGCGACCCTCCCTATGAAGCTTGTGACGTACACAACGCACCATCTACACTCCACAAACGTTGGAAAGATTTTCAATACTTTAGTCCTGCTTCTGTACGGAAGCTAGGTAAGGTTAAAATAGAAAGAATGTTTATTCAGCTTCTTGAGTCGATTCATCCTCAAGACGCTAAAATCGTATTGCAGATGAAAGATAAAACACCTTTCAAAGGCATTTCTGCTGCAATTGTTCAGGAGGCTTTCCCTAATTTGATTTCTTCTGAATAGTTTGTTATGATAACAAAAAAGGACTTCTTATATGGTTTCTCAACTCGAAAGACTTAGAAAAGACTACCGTGACCTCAAGCACTATGAGTATAAAATGGGCAAACAAGGCCGCACAGAGGTAGTCAAAAAATTAAAAGTTAAACGAGATTTCTTGGGAAAATCAATTAATGATCTAGAAGAGCAACTAGCAGCTTGACAGAGCAAAAATTGTAGTATATAATACAGTTCCTGTTGTGGCGGGGGAGAATACAACACTCTCTCTCGCCACTTTTTTTTCAGAAAGAGCTTTACATTTGATGCTACAAGTAGTAGTATATAGATAATGATGAAAACAAAGACATGAAAGATTGTTTATGACAAAACTAAATGAGAAAGTAATCCTAACAGACTGTGATGGTGTGTTAGTAGATTGGCTGTATGGCTTTAAAGAATTTATGAATGACCGTGGGTACACAGAGCAAGACCCTACTGGATATGCTATCTGGAAACGATATGGTTTTATTAACAAAGAAGCAGGTGAAGGTCTGGTTCGTGAGTTTAATAACTCTGCTGCTATGGCATATCTGACTCCGCATTTAGATGCAGTCAAGTATGTAAAGAAACTTCATGAAGAATGTGGATATGTTCTGCGTGTCATTACTTCTATGTCTTTGAACAAGTATGCCTACAAAGCACGTCTACAGAACCTTCATGCTCTGTTCGGTGAAAGCGTTATTGATGAGCTTGTCTGTCTTGATACAGGTGCAGATAAAGATGATGCACTTGAGCAGTACCGTGACACAGGTTGTGTTTGGGTAGAAGATAAGTATAAAAATGCTGTGTTGGGCAAAGAGTTTGGACTTGACTCGTTCTTGATTGATTTGCCTCATAACCGGCAGAATGAGTTTGACCAGCGGGTAACTGGCTGGGAAGACATTTATTATACCCTTGTAGGAGAATAGAATGAAAGCAGTTATTATTGGTGGAGTGTCAATGCTGGCACTCTCAGGTTGCGCAGCAAACACATACCCACAACTTAATCAATGTGCAGATGTAGTTTACTATGCACCAGAAGTTCCAGCCTATGCTACTCTTGGTGCTATTGCTGGTAGTATTGGTTTGGCAGTATTGTCTGATGGTGATGTTGCAATGTCTATGATCGGTGCTGGTGTTGGTGCAGCAGTTGGTTCTGGTGCAGCTGGTGGTCTGCATACACATCAGGTGTGTCCTACTTCAGAAGTAACTTATACAGAACCGGAATATGAACATGTCTATGAAAAGTAATATTCTTGTAGGTTTGGTTGGGGCAGTTCTTGCCCTGACTATTCCTGTCAAAGCAGCAGCAGATGATACTGTCTATGCAACTATTACATCTGTTACACCTAACTATATTGAACTGGTAACTCCTGTTCGTAAAAACATTTGTAGTTTTGTAGATGTTCCTGTCTATGAAACAGTACAAGGTCAAGGTGCTACAGGACTAGAAGTTCTGGGCGGTGCTATTATCGGTGGTCTGTTTGGTAAAGCAATCACAGATAAAGATGAAGGTGCAGCAGCAGGAGCAGTTATTGGTGGTGTAGTTGCAGCAGAAGCAGGACGTGCTGATAAAACTCGTATTATTGGATATGAGAAACAGAAACGTTGTGGTATTCAGTTTGTTGACCGTGTAGAATCTATAGTAGATAACTATACGATTTACTATCAATGGAAAGGTCAGTATGGCAGCACTGTTGTAGATAAGCGTTATCGTATTGGTGATAAAGTTATGGTAATGGTTATTATCACAATGTTGTCAGGTCAATAATATTCTATGGCGCTTTTTGTTGAGAATTTTTTAGATGATGATCTACACCAATCTTTTGTGGAACTTGCTAAAAACGTGAGTAGCGAGACTATTCAATCTTGTATTAAGTCGAGTTGGATAGTTTATTATAATGATAAAGAAACTTCTAGAGAAGTGTGCATTAACTATAATCTACAAGCAAAAAAACGACTAGTCGCTGAGTGCCATCCCACTGTTAATAAACACGTTCAAGAACAAATTTTTACACTTCTTGAACGTGTTGGAGAAAGTGTTATTTCTTTTGGTGGATGTTCACATGTTGAATTTCAATATACAGAACCTCAAGAAATGTGGAAGCCTCATATACATTCTGAACATAGAATTAATGTCACCGTACCAATTTTACCTGAAGTTGCTACGGGAACAATATTTTATAATGGTACAGAAGAAGTTGAATGTGAATGGATTTTAAATAGAGCAGCAATCTTTACTGATGAATTACATTCATTTCGTAATGATGGAGATAAAAAAAGGTTTACAATAAATATTTTTTGTGCTTAAATGCACATTAAGACAGTTTGCGGACCCTTAGCTCAGCTGGATAGAGCAACCGCCTTCTAAGCGGTAGGTCATAGGTTCGAATCCTATAGGGTCCGCAAACTGTCTTAACAAATTTTTATTAGGAGATTACATAATGTTATTTTTAGGATTAGGTGCAGTTGGTGTTACACTCACTGCTATTATCGGTGGATGGATTGCCTATAACGAATTCTTTGCTGGTGATAAAGAAGATACAGCAGAGAGTGAAGTTCCGTTGATGACATACTTTCACGACAATGAAGTTCTAACAGAACCGCAAGCTGGTATTAAATATATTGTAGAAGATGATGAAGGTATTGATGCACAACTTACCTTGAATGCTGTAATGGATTGGGTAGAAGCAGATGACCCTAATATCTTTACAGGTGATTGGAATGTAAAAGTATCTACATGGAATGATGCTGCACTAGTAGAAATTCGTGGTGATGCATCTACTCTCCTCAAAGATCGTTATGATGATGTAGAACTGCCATTCTTTGATGGTGAAGGTATGATTGACTTTGTGACAGTTGATTTAGAATTTTTTGCATAAAACACTTGACCTTTCTTTCAGAATGTTTACATTAATAATGTAAGAGAGAGAGAAAGAACGACATGACCAACCTTCGTACATCCACCATCGTTAACAAGATTAACAATCCTCACATCAATCTCTACAAAGGTGAGGGGTACTGGTACTTTATCTACGACGACGGTTGTGCCTACCGGGATCGTTCTGTTTGTGTTAATCGGTTGAATGATCTCAGTCTCGATCAGTGGTGTGACGAAGCCGACGAGCTTATCTGGTTGATGAAGAACAAGTACGAGTAACTTACGAAGTGGAGAAAACGTAAAATGCAAAAGTTCAAAATTATGCAGATTGTTATGACCGATGCTGAAGTTGATGCTATCAACGAAGGTATTGATGTGCCTCGATATAATGTCTGGAAAGACGCAATGACCTATGGTGGCAACGCACTGAAGGCTGTCTATGATGGTCTGGTAGAAGGTTACTATGAGCATGTAGCAACCATTACTGCTGACAATGTTGATGATGCCTACATGATTAGTAATGTTGGTCACAAAGAAGACCAGATTGATCGGCATGCAGAAATGCACAGTCTGAGTGTTGGTGATATTATTGTCACTGAAGAAGGTGAGCAGATTCTGGTTGATACGTTTGGTTTCTGTACTGTCATGTAAGGAAAAGATAAGTAACACTAGATTGCCGCTATAGCTCAGTTGGTAGAGCAGTTGACCATAAACAAGATCTCCGGAAACGTCTCTTATTCGGAGTAAAACCACCGACGCTAATCTACGGATTGTTGGTATTAGAGATGTCGGCTTGGTACCGTAGTGGCGAATGGTCAAACGGTACATAAACCCCGCCCCCGGCTCGTCGAATTCGACTACACCAGGAGCCATTGCCGCTATAGCTCAGTTGGTAGAGCAGTTGATTTGTAATCATCAGGTCCGGGGTTCAAATCCTCGTGGCGGCACCATTTTTTGTTTTGAGGTATTATGAAAGACTTAATTGTTATTGATGACTTTTTACCTGAAGAGGAACATCGGGCGATCTATAATCGTTTGATGACAAGAGAGTGGGGTGCTGTAGATGACAATCCCAACGATCCTCTTTCTGATATTTCTGGATATAACTCTTCTGAAGAGTTTACAGGTCCGTCAACTCAGACAATTATGGATTATTGTCTAGAGTATGATTTTCTCAGAGACATTGTACAGAACAGCCATAGAGTTTCCCTCTATAATAAGTATGACCCAAAGACACCCACTTATTTTCATACTGATGGGCTGTCTGGTCATACACTAATTTATTTTCCAGACATTGCTAAATATAATTTTATGATGGCTGGAGAAACACAAATTCTGATTGATGATCATATTACAGGAGTGCTACCTGTGCCTAACAGATTAGTTGCATTTAATGGTCAGCTTTGGCATAAAGGCACATCATTTACACACGATCAGCCTAGATATTCATTTGCAATTCAATTTAGAGAAACAAAAGATGCCAGTATACACGATTAAAGACAACTCAAAAGATGAATACTTTGAGGTAAACATGCCGTATGAAGAGTTTAAACAATTCCTGCAAGGCAACTCTGAGTACAGTCAAGTATTTAAGATGCCAGCAACCGTATCTGGACGAATGTCTACTCATCGTATGGCAGGCGGTGAATGGCAAGATATTCTAAAGAAAGTTAAAAAAGCCTCTGATAAGAAGACGACAATTGATGTCTAGCAAAAAGCAAGTGCGAAAAATGAATGCAATGAAAATTCGTCTGGACGATCTTCCAGAAATTGAACCGATCACAAAGAATCAAGAAAAAGCTTTTTCTTTGTTTGAAGAAGGTAACAATCTTATGCTGTCTGGTTCAGCAGGTACAGGTAAGACATTTATGGCTCTTTATCTTGCTCTTGAAGAGGTGCTAGAAAAAGAAACTGAGTATGACAATATTGTACTCATTCGCTCTGCTGTAGCTACTAGAGAGCAAGGCTTTCAGCCAGGTACGAAAGAAGAAAAAGAAAATGTATTTACTCTGCCATATCGAGCTATCTGTAGTGAGCTTTTTGGTGTAGCAGATGCATGGAACAAACTGAAGCAGACAGGCACTATTCAGTTTGAAACCACCTCATACATTCGAGGTACTACATTTAATAATGCAATTGTCATTATTGATGAAATGCAGAACTTGAACTTTCATGAGTTAGACTCTGTTGTTACCCGTGTTGGTAGAAACTGTAGACTCATTGCATGTGGTGATTACTATCAGACAGACTTTGATAAAGAGAAAGAGAAGAATGGTATTCTACAGTTTATGAATATTGTCGATCATATGAAAGACTTTGAAATTGTTGAGTTTGGATGGGCTGACATTGTTCGCTCTGGATTTGTTCGTGATTATATCATGACCAAAGAAATGTTGGGTATCAAATAACACTTGACACAGTAGCAAAAGTCATTTATATAACTAAAGTAACTACATAAAAGGAAAGCACTAGAATAATGGCTAAATTTTCACGATTTGACCCTCGCAACAAGAAAAATGGACGACATAAAAGTATGTCAAAAGAGGCAATCAAAGCTAAAAATAAAGCGGCTTCAAAAACTCATTTTGATGAAGAGAATGAGAAGTACATGAAAAAATACCGAAAGTTTATCGAAGATGAACTCTATTGAATTGACTAAAGATCGTAAGGATAAACCTCTTGATCAAATTAATGGAGTTAGCTTCTATAAGCTAATAGGTCAATATTTACAACAAGACTACTCTGATCTTATAGAAGATGGTTTTAAACGTGCAACGGCACATAATTTTACGCCACAGTTGACAAACAGAAACTATGGCGTCGGCTCCATCAGTGAACTACCTAAAGATATAAAATTTTCATATGATAGTCCTAGTAATGATCCTATAAAATATAGAGATGCTTACTTAACTCATATGCGTTATTTTTCTACAACCTATGTTGTATGTGAGAATTATCTTAGAGATTGTAAATTTGAAAATCCTATCACTCTATTTTTCGATGGCTCTGATGCATATGAAATTATAGCAGGAACACACAGGTGTCTGTTGTTCAATTGCTTAGAAAATGTAAAAATTCAAGCCAATGTTTTTTATCTTCATGGATTTGAGCCTAAAGAACTTGAGCTTTCTGAACCCTACCCATTTGAAGTGCATTTTGAGAATAAAATAAAAAACTTTTATAGATTTAATCCTGTGCCAACAGTTCATGAAGATTTTAATTATCAGTATTTACATGATCTTTTGCAATTTATTGAATCATTAAAAGAACTGCCGCAACTACACTTTTATTATGATGACGTATTTTTGTTCCAATCTCCTAGCAGAAGCAAAGAGATATATAGAATAAATCTACATCCAGGAGTAACATATAAACTTGGCTTAATGCAATTTGTATTAGATTACTTTTTTGATATCACCAATTTTAGGAATAAAAAATTCTATGATTATGGGAAAGCATCATGAATATGTCGGTGACTTGGATTATAGAAATATAATTCGCACCTCTTGGGATTCACTTGTATTAACACCGTCTGCAATAGAAGCACATAAAGAACTACTAAATGAAAATAGTGATCTTCCTTATCGCCCACTTGATGAAAAAAACCGTGATACGACTTCCGATATTTACAATCACGTTATAGGGTATAAAGAAGACTTTCCTATTGATCGTGTTAGTATGGATACTGAGTCTGCATTTCAGCACATGTTTGATTTTAAGTTGGAATATGACAGAGTAGTTTCTACTGTTATTCGTAAAACTGCTACTTTATATTCTTTACATAATGCTATTTTAAAGTATGGTAAATTTAATGACCCTACAATGATACTTTATGATGAACCTAAAAATAACTTTCATGTTTCTTTGGGCCAGCAAAGATATTACTACACGAAAGTTATGGGTGGAAAAATTGATGCTATTATCTATTCACTTGGTTCAGCCGCAGCCAAAAAAATAGAAGACCAAATTGGTCAAGTTAATTGGGACTGGACAACATATGATGATCAATTTATTTTTAGGTTAGTCAATAGAAGTCGCATAGATTTTTTTAAATCTCATATGATGCCGACTTCTAGATATGATCCCAGCAGAGATGATATTATGAAAGAGCATTCTGAAAACGTCTTAGATTTTGTTGGTCTTTTTATGGAATTTGGTGAAGAGTGGTATTTTTATAAAGATGATGACACTTACTTGTGTTTAATACCTAATGAATATGCAAAGAAAAAGATTAAGATCAAAGTAAAAGATGAATTTGGATTTATTCAATTTATTTTATGGAAATTTTGTGATGTTTCTGTATCAGACTTTATAATGGATAAGAGGTTTAAAGTTGGGAACTTTTGATAAGTATGAGTCTATCTCATTAAATGCTTCAGAAATTGTAAATAAAATCGAAAAGAGGAAGAACCTTCCTTTTTATGATACAAATGAATTTAAAGAAAGACAATTTACTGTAAAGGTCTGGGAGGCGACAGTCGGTAAGGACTGGATTCCTAGTAATCTAAGGCTTGAACTAGCTCACACCGATCACATTTGGTATAGAGTATCTTCGATTTATTCTCTGTTCGAACAGTTGCCAGACAACAAGTATCAGTTTATTGAACCTATAACGATATTTCACCGAAGAGGTAAATACTACGTTGAAACTGGACTACACAGATACTCTCTCAATAGAATCCTAGAGCCTATTGAACTTAAAGCATATATCGTAGATGCTGATGCTGTTTTTACAGACACCAAGGATATTCAAAAAGAGTTCCCAACTAATACTGTTGCTGTCACAAACTCTCCAGAGATTAAACTTGATTGGGCTACTGATTGGCAAAATGGAGAACCTTGTTATCAGTATATCACAACACCAAAGTTTTTTAGCGAAGAGTTTGCTAATGAACATACCTCCATTCGATTAGAGTTTTTAAGTATTATTAATAATTATAAAAACTCCTTGACTTTTTGGCATAAAGGAGTTAAAGTTGGTAAGATAGATAACAACAATCCAATGTTGAATGTCGAACTATATAACATAGAAGGGTTGGCGCAGTTTGTTCTCGAACATTTCTGCGACCATCATGAGTTTCGTATTAAAAAACAGTATAGGATAATGGAATGAAATCTCTTTGGAGATTATGGGCGAAAAGCTTAGGTGAAAAAGTTGGAGAGAGTGATCGACAAGCCGATGCTATCGCTGCTATCAGAACCTTCTGGTGGCTTGCTCATATTGTAGCATGTTTTATGATTATTATTCACAATGGTAATAAGTTAGGATGGTGGTAAAATGATTGCAGGCAAAGTGTGGGGAAACACTGAACTAATTGAAGCGAACGCCGCATTAGAGTTTCATCGTATTGAGGCAAGAAAAGGTGGTGTTTGCTCCAAACATAAACATGAATTTAAGTGGAACGGCTTTTATGTTGAAGCAGGTGCACTTCTAATTCGTGTTTGGCAAAATGACTATGATTTGATTGATGAGACAGTATTGACTGCTGGTATGTGGACTAAAGTTAAGCCAGGTGTTTACCATCAGTTTGAAGTCGTAGAAGACTGTGTTGCCTTTGAACTATATTGGGCAGAGTTTAATCATAATGATATCGTTAGAGAGACTGTAGGTTATGCAACGTAAAATTTTTGAACATGTAGACTTTGATATTGGATACAATGATCTAGAATCTGAGACAAAAGAGACTGGTCGAAAGTATCTTACACCCGACGGTAAAGCATATCCGTCTATTACAACTGTACTTTCTATTCTCACTCGTAAAGCGATTATGGAATGGCGAAAGCGTGTGGGTGAAGAAGAAGCTAATAAAATCTCAAGACAGGCTGCTGGTCGTGGCACCGACGTACATGCGATTATTGAAAAGTATTTGGATAATGATCCAAACTATGCAAAAGGCTATATGCCACATATTGTAAATTCTTTCAAGGACGTTCAACCTATTCTTGATAGTCGTATTGGAAAAATCTATGCGCAAGAAGTACCTCTTTATAGTCATAGCCTTGGTGTCGCTGGTCGAGTTGATTGCATTGCTGAATTTGATGGACAGCTTTCTGTAATTGATTTCAAAACATCAAAACGACACAAGACTAAAGACAAGATCACAAATTACTTTATTCAAGAGTCTGCATATGCAATGATGTGGGAAGAGCGTACAGGCACACCTATCAATCAGCTTGTTACTATTATGGCTGTAGATCACTATGAGCCGCAGGTGTTTATTGAGTATCGTGACAACTGGACTGATCGGCTGAAAGATGTCATTGCACAATATAAAGCAAGTTAATGAATATTGATCGTGCTGTTATTGAGATTAATGGCGGCTGTAATTATTCATGTCAGATGTGTCCACAATCTAGACCAGAGGGCAGAGGTAAAAACTGGCTGAAGAAGATGTCTCTCAATCGTTTTGAAGAGACAGTAGATCAGTTAGTTAATCATGGTCTGCGGGTTGTTAATCTTGAAGGTAGTGGTGAACCTACGCTGAACTCTAATCTTGACGAATATGTAAGAGTTGTAAAAAAGCATGGAGCAAAAGCTTTCATGTATTCTAATGGCAATCGTATGCACGGTGATTATATGAAGCGAGTTGTAGATGCTGGCGCAGACTTCTTTCGCTTCTCTATCATTGGATATAATGCAGATACATACTGGGCATGGATGAACTCAAAAGAGTTTACAAAAGTCATTAATAACCTTGAAGCTATGCAGAGATATGTAGAAGACTCAGATTCAGACTGTGTTGTGTCTACATATCATCTTGTCATGGATAATGATAATATTGACTATGAAGTAGAGCAGTACCGCAAGATCGTTGAAACTGCTGGTGTAAAGACTGAAATATGGAAGATGCATAATTGGTCAGGTGTATATGAGCCTGAATATGGTCGAGAGGGTAAGGTCAAGACTTGTGGTAGACCATTTTCACCAGACTTAGTTATTCGAGCAGGGGGTGCAGAAGGTAAATGGGGCGCTGTACATCCTTGTTGTCAGGTTCTCGGTAGAGATGATGATGCTATTCTTGGGCATATATCAGATAATACAGCAGAAGAAATCTGGAATGGACATGCATATGAGCTATTGAGAAAGCAGCATACTACAGGAAATTATCCTGATTTTTGTAAAGGTTGCGATTTTTTAATTGATGATCCAGAAGTACTTGTCTATACAAACCATGAAAGAGACTTGTATAAAATGCATGGAACGGACTTTGATTTAAATGATTTTCGTAAATTCAAATAAAATTGAAGTATCTCTCGGTGAGGCAAGCTACTTTGAGGCGATTAGGGTTCTTTCCTATAGTTATTATCTCGCAAGATATAATGAAATAGACTTATTTGTTGATGTCTTTTGGTCAAGTATTTATGTAGATGAAAATTTTTATTTTAAAGACTGTGATGAACTAGAATCATTCTTAGATAAATTTAATTATTTACATTCAATGATAGAGTTCAAATCAAAAGTAAGTGTAAAATTTAATCATATAATAATTGATAGTCGGAAAGAATATGTAAAAAGAAAAAGACAGTTTAATGATGATTGTATTAGCATCAATAAGATTTTAAAAGTAAAGGGTGTAGACAAGCGTTCCCTTCTTTGGCCACTAAAAAATCATTTAGATAGAGTCCCTAAAAAAGTTGTATTTTGGAAAACAACATTTGTACATACAATGATGGGAACATCGAATGATGTTATATGGGTCACTGATGGTAGAGAGACAGATGAATTATATAGCTATACCGAATGGAATGAAATCAAAGAAAACTTGAAACTTTTAGAGTATGATGTTGTTGAAGTTGAGTATAGAACACCAATTAGAGAACTTTATTATCATTTAGCCACTAGTGAATTTGCATTTGGATATAATGGATTATGCCAATCAGTTAGTGTTTCTTTAGGTACACCCACTATGCTAACTAATTGGAAAAGAAGTTCTAACTTAAACTACGATCATCTTTTACCAAAAGTTCCTGTTGACATGTTTAAGGATAAAAGATATATAGATCAGAATGTACAAATAGCAAAACAGAAAGTTTCTGTGTTCAGAGATTTTTATGAGAATTTTTTTGGAGAATAGTATGAAAGTTTGTGTAGTTGGATATGGCTTTGTTGGCAAAGCAATGGTCGCTGCATTTGATCAATCTGATAAAGTTGATTATGATATTGTAGACCCTGCTTATGAAGAGTATAGCACTCCATTGATCGAAGTCATGGAGTCATGTGATGCTGCTGTAGTCTGTGTGCCAACACCAGAACGTGCGAATGGAGATTGTGATGCTTCTCTTGTACTTGAAACTGTAGAAGCTATTGGTAAAGACATACCAATTCTAATCAAGTCTACTACTGATATTGATACACTGCAATTCTTCAAAGAAAACTATCCTAATGTTTGTTTCTCTCCAGAGTTTCTGCGTGGACGTAGTTCTGTAGAAGACTTTCTTGCTGAGACTAAAATGATTATTGGTGGTGAACCTAGTCAAGCAGAAGGCTGGGCAAATGTGTTTGCTGATTGTATCGACATTGCAGAAGAAGCGTTTCTTGATATTGTAGAAGCAGGTTATGTCAAGTATGCAGAAAACTCTTTTCTTGCTATGCGTGTAACTTTCTTTAATGATCTTTATAACCTGATGCAGAAAGCACATCCAGAACTTGACTATGACTCTACCGTCTATGCTCTGGGTCTTGATGAGCGTATCGGACATTCTCATAATGAAGTGCCTGGTTATGATGGTAGATTTGGTTGGGGTGGGCATTGTCTGCCTAAAGACACTTCAGAGTTTGTAAATTTTGCAGAGCGTCATGAAGGAAAGCTGCGCTTGATTGAAGCTGTAAGAGATATTAACATTGGACACCGTTTAAAATGAAAAGACTCATATATCAGGTTTCAGTAGGTAAACCATCAAAACTCTACAAGCATTGTATTCAATCCGTATCTGAGTATTGCTCTAAGCATGATATTGAACACCAGGTATTGACTGAGCCTAAACTGCGCATCAATCCTAATCCTTTTACCTCTAATCGAAGTGAAGGCGCATCTCGTTTAGGTTACTTGCCTATCTTTGAGAAAGAGAATGCTTTTGATCTACTGCCTGAGTATGATCAGATTGCCATCGTAGATTCTGACATTTACATTAGACCAGATGCTCCTAATATCTTTGATGACTTTGGCACTGATAAGCCATTTGGCGCAGTCTGTGAACGTGAGATGTCGATCAACAAGCAGTATGCTGCAAAGATTCGTAACTACTCAAACATGCAGTATCATAATTTGCATGGTAAACGTGGATTAGACTTTAAACCAAATAAGTTAGGCTATGAGTTTTATAACATGGGACTTATGCTGCTGAATCAATCTTTTTACGAGTATGTCAACATGCCTGCAAAAGATTGGATGGCTAAGGTAGAGTTTGAGCCGTTTGTGGATGGTGTTGGTGCATGGAAATGGTCAACAGATCAGACTCTATTAAACTACTTCATGAAGTCCCGTAACGTACCTGTTAAACACATGCACTGGAAATGGAATGGACTGTTTACAGCTAACCCTAAAATTTCAGAGTGTCATTTTGTACACTTCTTTCTGAAAGATAAGCTGCCTGATCGTGGTGAGAATGTGAAACAACTTATGGAGCAGATTTGATATGTTTAGTCCTAAACTGTTTATTCATATTCCTAAGAATGCTGGACTAACTATTCGACGTAGTGATGCTCTAAGAGGTAAAATTATTCTAGCAACTCCTAAAGTTCATAAAAGCGAAGAGTACTCTCAAGCAGTCTTAAACACTATGAACGCTAATGGTGATCATCATGGCTTTGAACATGCAAGATGGAGAGATTTATCTAAACAATATACTCTGTATCATGATTGTTTTGCGGTCATTCGTAATCCATGGGATCGTGTAGTATCGAGATATTTCTTTGCTAAAAAAGTAATTGAAGTTGAAAAGAAAGAACCTGTTGGTAAACATAAAATTGACTCATTTGAGCATTTTTTAGAAGAACGATTTGAATGGGCAGATAAGCCATACATGTGGCATAGGGCTATTCGTGGATGGTATCCTGCATTTGATCATGTCTCAGATGAGAAAGGCAATCTGCGTTGTGACATGATGCGGTTTGATAAATTAAATGAAGACTTGTGTAAGTACTTTAATATTCCTAGTATGACAGGCCCTAGAAATGTTACAGGTGTAAATAAAGGAACATACAAAGATATCTACACTACAGAGACAATTCAAATTGTTGCTGATTGGTATAAAAAAGACATTGATTTTTGGGGGTTTGATTTTGATACAGGCGCTACAAAGAACTATTGGAACAAGGAATAAATCTTATGATGGGAAGCGCAGTCAATAAAGACTCTCCTAGTATTTTACACTTAATTAAAAGAAACACAATAGGTGCTGAAATTGGTGTTTGGGAAGGTAATACATCTATCAATTTCGCAAGCAAAGACGTTAAAAAATTATACTTAGTTGACCCATGGAGCGTCGAAGCGTATAAGGGCACAACTGAATTTGAGTGGGAAGAGTATCTAGAGAGGTATTCAAAAATTACAGGCTCTAAAACTGAAGCAGGTTTTCAGCAGTATTATGAATCTGTTTATCAAAGAGTGTTGAATAAATTCTTAGATTATAAAAATGTCTTTGTTAAAAGAATGACTTCTGATAAGTTTTTTAGTAGCTACAAAGGTAAAAATCTTGACTGGATTTATCTTGATGGTTCTCATGCATATGAGGGTGTAATGTCAGACTTAAGTAATTCTCTAAATATTGTAAAGAAAGGCGGATTGATTATAGGTGATGATTACAAATGGCCAGGAACCAGATATGGTAAACCAGGTGTAACTAAAGCTGTAAAAGAATTTGTCGCTTTACACAATCTTGAGCTAGAGAAGCATGGGCAAACTCAATTCTCAATTCGCATCTAACGTAATATAGTAGGGATGTCTAAAATGTATTACACAGTGACATATGAAGTACACAGCAAGGATATTCCTGCTGCTGCACATAATATTGCTATCGGCCAAAGTATCGGTAATCCAAATATTAGATCAGAAATTGAAACTTCTGCTAATGTCAAAGAAATGCAAGCTATTGTAAAGTCTATTGAAGGTAATATCGTAAAGATTGATTACCCACTCAAAGCATTTACATGGCCAAACATTTCTCAGTTGCTTTGTATTATTCAAGGTGGGCAATCTGATATTGAAATTGTAGAACGATGTCGTGTCATTGATATTGAAGGTTTACCTTATATGAATGCTCCTGTTCTTGGAATGAAAGCATTTAAAGAACGTGTAGGTGCAGAGAACCGCCCACTGTTTGGTTCTATTGTTAAACCAAAGTCAGGTCTTACAGAACAACAACTTCTTTCTATTGTAGAGCAAATGATTGACGGCGGCAGCGATTTCATCAAAGAAGATGAGATTATGGCTAACAATGATTATTTACCTTTGACTCAAAGAGTGCAGGCAGTAAGTTCTCTTATTGAAAAGAAAAATAGCAAAGTTGTTTATTCATACTGTGTTAATGCTGATCCATATGAATTAGTTCAAAACTTGGAAGATGTTAGAAGTCTTGGTGGCGATTGTGTGCATATCAATTTTTGGTCAGGTCTAGGTGCATATACAGCAAGTAATCAGGCAGGACTTATCACACACTATCAGCGTTCTGGTATTCGTATTCTAACTGACCCGGACAATAGATTTTCTATCTCATGGCCTGTTCTGGTTAAACTTGGTGTTATGGCAGGTATTGACACAATGCACGTCGGTATGCTTGGTGGATATTATCCAGAAGGCGAGTCTGAAGATGAAACATTAGAGGCAATCTCATTATGTTCTAGTAATGATAGAGTTGCTGCACTTAGCTGTGGAATGAATCCAGTGCTTGCTTTAGAAATCAAAGATCGAATTGGTGATGATTGGATGGCTAACATCGGTGGTTGGCTGCACACCGGTGAAAGTATTTACGATAAAGTATATGAAATGAGAAAGAGCTTAGATTAATGAAAATTATTTTACCCATGGCTGGCAACGGTCAAAGATTTATTGATGCTGGATATGATTTACCAAAGCCACTAATTGACATTCAAGGTAAGCCTATGTTCGTCAGAGTGTTAGAAAACATTGGACATGGAACAGATATTCATGTTATTGTTCGTCGTGAACATATTGACAAGTATGCTATTGATGAGCTAATTAAAGATGCTTCTCCTAGTGCTACTGTACATGTACTAGATGCCACTACTGAAGGCGCTGCTTGTACTGTACTAGAAGCAATTGACACAGAGAGTGATGATGGGTTCTTAGTTGCAAACTGTGACCAGTTAATGTCATGGAATAAATCTGACTTCTTTAAGCAGGATAATACTGAAGGCACTATTCTTACATTTATTCCTGACCATGATAAACCAATTCATAGTTATGTCACTGTAGATGAAAGTGGATATATCACTGAATTGGCAGAAAAGAAAATGATTTCAAATATTGCTACTGTAGGTGTTTATCATTTTGCAAGCGAGAAAAAGTTTGCTGAAGCTGCACAGAGAATGTTTGATGCTGATGATCGTACAAACGGTGAATTCTACCTTGCGCCTGTATATAATTATCTTGAGGGTAATGTAAGAGAATATCGAGTTGAGAAGTTCTTAGGTATGGGAACACCAGAAGAACTAGAGGCTTTGAAGAAGACTGAGTGGTGGAGTAAGGTTGACAGTCTATGAAAATTGCTATATGCTTCTCTGGTATTATTAGAGGTAATATCGAGAGAAATATTGATTCTGCAAAAGAGCATTTTGGGAATAATGTATTTTGCTCGACATGGTCAAGTCTCAAAAGTCAACAGAGCGATGATTTAAAGTGTGCGTACTTTGATGAACCTGAAATGCATTATAATCCTTGGACAGAATGTGAAAGTGAATCATCTCATCCAAAATATGCGGGGTACAAAAGAAATTTTCGAGCAGGTAAAAGTATGCACGCTAAATTGGCGCACGCTGCAAAGCAAATAGTAGGACATGCACACCAGCTAACGCATCAAGTAACTGAAGAATATGATTTAATAGTCAGAGCTAGATGGGACACTTTTACATCAAGCAATGTGGACTTCACGAAATACCTTGAGTATGCATATGAAAATAAAGCATCTGTTGGATTTGCTATCAGAGGAAGTAGACATAGTAATGTACATAAAATGTATGAGATACCTAAAATCTACCCTAAAGAAAAGCAAGATGCTACTGTGAGTAATGACTGGGGATGGTGGCTTAACGATAATTTAATTATTCATCATAGAAGTAGATTTGATAGCGATAGAGTTTTTGATATGTATAAAAACAAACAACTTCTGCCAGCAGAGTATGGTTGGTATCAAGTATTAAGCGAGCCTAAAGACGATCATATATCTGTCTATGGCGGAGCTTCTATAGAAAGGTATGTGAGATGAAAGCATATGTAATTGCACTTTTTAATGACCAATATAGCATCTCAAGCGCTAGGACTACTGTAGCTACAGCAAGGCAGATGAGTGATGACTTGCATATTGAAATGATTAAAGCAGAAACTCCTGACAAGACGTATGATTGGGAGTATACTTACCCAATGCAAGGAGAGACAAAAGAGGAGCATGGCATGAAGCTAGTTGGCTATCGTGCTGAAAATCATAGAAAAATTATGGCATGTGCCTTATCGCATTTGAAGTTGTGGGACTTGTGTGTAGAGAAAAATGAACCAATCATGATTCTTGAACATGATACAATTTTCACCAGAAAGTTCAGACCATCTAAAGTATGGAATCAGATTGAAGACGGTGAGATTGTAATGATTAATGATCCAAGAGGTGCTACACGTCGAGGTAATCAGTATCATGAAAATATTATCAAATGGGATTTTGGTGTAAACTTTATTGATGGTGTAAATCTACAATTAGAAAAGAACCCTGACGGCCTTGCTGGTAATAGCGCATATGTGATTACGCCTACTGCTGCTAAACAAGCTGCTGAACTACAGAGAAAAATTGGACTATGGCCAAATGATGCTCTACTTTGTAAACAATTCTTTCCTCGCCAACTGAAGTCATATTACCCTTATATAACTACAGTAGCGCAAAGAAAGTCCACAACTACAGGCTAAATTATGATTGCTAAAGTAATTACACTTATGAACATGCCAGAATCAGTGAAGATAGCAAAGCGCTGTATTCAATCTGGTGCTGCATACGGAGTGCGCATTGAACACTTTAATGCAGTAACTCCTAAGACTGTGGATCAATTTCTAGATGATGAACAAATTGATTTTAGATTTTTCAAAGAGAAATGGTCAAGGTATAAGAATGCACTATCAGCATTCTCTTCTCATTACTCACTTTGGTTAGAATCATTTCGAAGTCAACAAGACTACTTGATTCTTGAACATGATGCTGTTATCGTTAACGACATTCCATCTTTCTTGAGAGGAGATATTGTAAACTTAGGTCAACCATCATACGGAGAGTTTACCACACCAAACAAATTAGGCGAAGGTCCACTTGTATCTAAACCTTTCTTTCCTGGGGCTCATGGATACTACATTACTCCAGTGGGAGCTAAACAACTTCTTTTACGGGCAAAAAGATTAGCAAAGCCAACAGATATTTTTCTTCATAGAGATACATTTGAACTTACTGAATATTACCCTTGGCCTGTTCAAGCTAGAGATACCTTTACAACTATTCAAAGAGAAGACGGCATTCAAGCAAAACACTCTTATCTTAAAACAGGTAAAATGGATATTGTAAATGTTCGATAAGGCTTTTCTGACGGGCTGTGATTCTAACACTGAATGGATGTTAGATTGGTGGTTCAAGAATTACAAAAAACATAATAGTAAAAATATTCCAGTCATCTTTGCGAACTTTGGAGTAAGCAAAGTATTGAGAGAAAATATAGATACACATTTTGATTATGTTATAGACATGCAACCTCACGAAACTAAAAATTGGTTTCTAAAACCAGAAGCTATGATTAGAGCATCTAAGTTGGCTAACAAGATTTGTTGGATTGACACTGACTGTGAAATTCTCAGACCTATTGGTAATATTTTCGAATACTCTGTTGAAAACAAATTAAGTATGACAGAAGACTTGCCTTGGACAAAGCGAAGGGGTGAGACATGGCACAATTCAGGTGTAGTTCTTTTTGAGGGTACACCGAGAATTCTCAAAGAATGGAGAGACCAGATTAATGTATCGCCTGCTGTAGGCGATCAAGAAGTTCTACATGCAATGCTACGGGATGATCCTCTAAAGAAAAGAGTATACATTGAAGACTTGCCAAACATTTATAATTGGCTCCGTATCCAGTTACTTGACGGGCAAGACTCTTCAAAGAAAAAAATTATTCATTGGACAGGGTTTAAAGGCAAAGATCATATCAAGAGGCTTATTGGCAATGAAGACACACCATCTATGTAAAATGTCTCTGAGTGGTTCAGAGCTAAAATATCTTTTTGATCAATTCAGAAATGAAAATGGTGATGGTCTTATTGGACATAATTTACCGCAAGAAGAAGTTTTTAAATTTCGTAGAAGTAAAGTATTATGTTTGAATGAAAACAACTTTTCTGACTTGCATGAAAAAATAAAAAACTTTTCTTTAGAAGTCGCCGAAGGTATTTTTGATGAACCTGATTTATTTAATTTAGCACTACAAATAACAGAATATGATGAATCATATGAAGGCTTTTATAATTGGCACAAAGATGCATTTCCAGGTTTTGATAATGATCCTTTAGATAAAAGAGTTCTATCGTTTAGTGTTTTGTTAAATAGTAGTAATGAATATGAAGGCGGCGAATTTGAATTTAGAGATATTGATATAGATAATTTTGAGAATGCGCTAGATATGATTATGTTCTATTCAGATTTAGAGCATAGAGTTACGCCCGTTAAAAAGGGCACTAGATACTCATTAGTAGGTTGGCTATCAGGAGTTAGAAGAAATAATGCCTAAAGTTGCTCATGTAATTGGAAATGGACATGCTTCAAATTTGTATACACCTCAGAAAGGTTTGAAAGTCTGTTGTAATTTACCACCATTTGATATTCCTAACATCTCATACTCATGTATGGTAGACTTTAAAATGATGAAGGCTCTACATGAAGGCTCTCTGACAAACCCATTTAATTGGGTTCTTGGTATGCGTCCGAAGATGTATATGGAGAAGAATGGTAGTTTTCATCTAAAGCATATGGCGCAGATCAAAGAGTTTTATACCACATTACCTAAATATGCAGGAGATAGCGGTCAGGGATACACCAATTTTAATTGCGGCCACTTTGCTCTACATTACACTTGCAATAAGATGAAGCCTGAAGAAGTGCATATTTGGGGATTTGATTCACTTATGGATTTTGATATTCGCTCAAGAACAGACTTCTATTTGAATTCTGATAGAGGCAGCATGAATACACAGAGACTATCTCAGACGTGGCGCAGCATCACGCACGGTGTCTTCAATGAGTTTAGTGACATTCAATTTGTCATTCATCATAAACATAACAACATTAAAGT